GATCAGGCGCCCGCCGACGACCTCGCCCTTCAGGAACGGCTGGTGCCGATCGCGACCGTGCACGCCGCGATCGACCCGACCTATGCGAGCACGTTCTATGCCTCGACGCAGGTCGATCAGCCGATCACGCACATGATCACGATCCGCTGGCAGGATTATCCCGAGACGATCGATGTCGTCGTGCGCTCGACCGATCGACCTGGAGGCGGACAGCGGTCGGAGCTTTTCCGCGTCCGCCGCACGAAGGAAGTCGCGGGCCGGAAGCGCTTCCTTCAGATGGAATGCGAGCTTGAGCACGCCCGGATCACGCCCGACGACAGCCACGGAACCCGCAACGCGCTGTTGACGGAGCCATACGACGGCGCCGCCGCCGCGCCGCCTGGAGTGAACCCGTTATGACCCTGATCCTGGTCGTCGTGCTCGTGCTCCTCCTCGCCGGGGGCGGCTGGGGCTGGCGCGGAGGTTACTACGGCCCCGGCGACCCGCTGGGCATCATCCTGATCGTGATCCTGATCCTCCTCCTCCTCGGCGTCCTGGGCGGACCTCGCTGGGGCTGGTGGTGAGCGATCTCAAGCTGACCGTCTCAAGCTGGGGTGCCGTCGCGCTCGACGCGCGCGAAGTGCGCAAGCTGATGCGCGCGGCGGGCAACGACGTGAAAAGCAAGACCTCCCGCCTGATCAACAAAAGCGTCGGCGGCGGTCGGACATACTACGGACCCGCTGGGCGCTATCGCGCGTCGTCACCTGGAGCCGCGCCCGTGCGCGTGTCCGGGGATCTCCGCGCGTCGTTGCGGACCTATGTGTTCAAAAGCGGCGAGGGCTTCGCCGTGCGCGCCCGCGCCGCCTATGCGACGCCGCTCGAAGGCGGGGCCTTTGGCGGGGCGCGCGGAAGCTCGAAGCTCCGCGAGCATCGCAAGCTGTCCGCGCCGATCCGCAAAGCACGCGCCAAGGCGCGCGGCGAGGGCCGCGAGCTTGAGCCGCGCCCGTTCCTCGATCGCGTGATGTCGGAGGAGGCGCCCGACCTCGATCGCCGCGTGCGCAAAGCCCTCGAAGGCGCGTTGACCTGGAAAGAGACGAAGTGAACGCGCTCGCGCCGCCCTCGATCTTCGGCATTTTCATCGCGCAATTGCGCCTTTCCGCGCCGATCTTCGGCGGACGCGTCGCCGGTTCCGCCGAATTCTACGCCGGGCTCAAGAATTACAACACGTCGCTCGCGCTGCCCGCCGCCTTCGTGCTCCCGCTGGGCCAGGACGCGGAGCCGAACACGATCCTGGGCGGCGGGTTTCAACAGATCGTGCACAAGTCGATCGGCGTCGCCGTCGAGCTTGACGCGCAGACCGATCGACGCGGGCAGTCGCCGACGATGCTGTTCGAGGAGATCGAGACGCAGATATTCGGCGCCGTGTTGAACCTTTTCATCCCCGGATGCCGCATGTCGAAGGGCATCTGGTTCCAGGGCGCCCGATACCTCGACCTCGATCGCGCGCGCCTCTGGTATCAGTGGGAATTCTGCGCCGACATGCTGATAAGCGATGCGGACGGCGTGCAACCCGAGTCCGTGTCGCTCGATCACATCGAAGCGGACATTTTCCACGCGCCCGGTGCGGTGGGTGTGCCCGGATCGATGCCCGCCGCCGTCGTCGTCGTGCCGACCGGCGATCCCCCCGTGCCACCGCCGACGAATGGGCCTTGGCCCGAACCCGCAACCCCGGAGGAATGACAAATGCTGGTAAAGCCCGCGCCCGGTCGCACCGTGCGCGATCCCCACACGATGGCGGTGCTTCCCGCCGATGGGCGCGACGTGCCCGACAATGATCCGTTTTGGCTCCGTCGCCTCCGCGATGGGGACGTGACGATGGAGCAAGCGCGCGCCGCTCCGAAGGCGCCCGCGCGACAGGAACCCGCCCGCAGGGAGGCATAAGCGATGGCGATCAATTTCACTTACTACCCGACCAGCAACCGGGTTCCCGGTGTTTACGTCGAGATGGACCCGAGCCAAGCGAACACCGCGACGGTCCTGCAAAACACGTTGTTGATCGGACAGATCGCGATCACCGGCACCGCCGTCTCGAACCATCCCGTCCTGATCGAAAGCAAAGCGCAATTGCTGACCTTGTGCGGCAAAGGCTCGATGCTCAACGCGATGGGAAGCCGATACCTCGACCGCGATCCGTTCGGCCCGCTCTACATCCTGCCGATCGAGGATGACAGCGCCGCCGTCGCCGCGACCGGATCGATCGCCATCGCCGGTCCCGCGACCGCCTCGGGGACGTTGAACGTCTATATCGGCGGGGTGCGCGTCCGCTCGCTCGTGTCGAGCGGCGACAGCCCGAACGCCATCGCGACAGCGCTCGCGCTCGCGATCAACGCGACGGAGGGCATCGAGGTCGTCGCCGCCTCGACCGTCTCGGATGTCACGCTGACCTCGATCGGCAAGGGCGAGGTCTTCAACCTGATCGACGTGCGGACGAACTATCTCGGCGCGACGGGCGGCGAATACGACGTGCCGGGTGTCACGCTGACGATCACGCCGATGGCGGGCGGCACCGGCAATCCGGGCATCGGTGGAGCGCTCGCGAACCTGTCGGATATGCCGTTCGATTTCATCATCACGCCATACACGGACACGTCGAACCTCGACGCGCTGAAGGGCCTCCTCGCCGACGACGTGGGCCGCTGGTCCTGGCAACAGATGATCTATGGCGGCGCCTTCACCGCCTATCGCGGCACGCTGGGCGAGTGCACCGCGTTCGGCAACCTCCGAAACGATCAACACATGTCGATCGTCGCTTACAACGACAGCCCCGATCCGCCCTGGATTTGGGCGACGGAGATCGGCGCCGCGTCCGCCGCCAGCTTGCGCGTCGATCCCGGCCTCCCGCTGCAATACATCAACACGACACTGAAGGCGCCGCCGATCGCCGCCCGCTGGACCTTGGGCGAACGCAACACGCTTTTGTATGACGGCATGAGCACCTTCCGCACCGGAGACGACGGGACGGTGATCGTCGAGCGCATGGCGACGACCTATCAAAAGAACGCCGCCGGGGCGACCGACAACAGCTATCTCGATGTCGAAACGCTATACGGCCTGATGTTCGTGTCTCGCGATCTGTCCAACTATCTGTTGACCCGATACGCGCGGAAAAAGCTGGTCAGCGATCAGACCATGATCCTGGCCGGGTCGAATTGCGTCAACGCGCCGATGATCCGCGCGAGCGTCATCAGCGAATATCGCGCGCTAGAGTCTGCCGGGTATGTGCAGAATTCACGCGAATTCGCGCGCAACGTGATCGTCGAAAACGCGGGCAACGGGCTGGTGAAGGTTCTCGCCCCCGTCGATCTGGTCAATCAGCTTCGACAGATCGCGATCCTGTTGCAATTCCGCAAAAGCTGAGGGAGCGCCGCACAATGGCCGCATGCGAAAGACTCGCCGGTATCACCGGACTCACGATCGACGGAAACGCCTACATGGTCGTTTCAGATGTAACCTGGTCCCCCGCCAAATGGAAACGCGAGACGCTTGTCGGCCTCGACAGCGTGCACGGTTTCAGCGAGGTGCCGATACAGGGATACATCGAAGCGACCTTGCGCGACAGCGGCGACATCAGCGTGGGCGACTTCAACGACATGCGTTGCGTCGAGGTTCTCGTGACCCTCGCGAACGGCAAGGTCGTTGGTGGGTCGAACATGTGGAACACGACCGCGCTCGAAGTGCGCGCCGCTGAAGGCACCTTTCAGGTGCGCTTCGACGGCATCGACGTATCGGAGTCCTGATCATGGCGCTGACAGCGATCCCGACGACCGACAGCTTCGAGCCGATCGACCCAACGGAGGAGGAGGAGCTTCCGCGCACGCTCGACCTCGACATCGACGTGACGTTTCAGAAAAGGCGCTTCACGTCGTTGCACCTGGAGGAGCCGACCGCGAAGCAATTGGAGCGCGCGGAGATCGAATTGAACACGCGCGAGCCGAACGCCTACACGATGCGCCGCTATCAGATCGCGCTTGTCGCCTCCGTCGCCGGGGTGCCGCGCGAGGTCGTGCTAGAGCTTAAATTCAGCCAACTAAATCAGGCTTTCGATTTTTTGGCCGACTTGCTCGATCGTTCCCGGCAGGATGGCGCGACCTGATCGCGGACCTGACGCGGTTTTGGCACTGGGGTCCGCACGACGCCTGGGGACTGACCGGATCGCAATTGATCTGGTGGGCTGAACAAAGCCACCGGATCGCCGACCGCGAGCGCGAAGCGAGCGAACAGGCCCGAAGGTAATGGCCGGGTACAGCGTTACTTACACTGTAGTCGATAACGCGACGAAGCAGATCGAGGCGATCAATCGTCGCATCGCGCAAACACGCGCGCCGCTCGATCGCATGTCTCGACAAATGTCGCGCTTCATCGACGTGTCGGGGCTGCGCAAGGTCGCGACGGGGTTCGAATGGATCGGCAAGGCGGCGGGGAGCGTGCTGCGCACGTTGACATCGATCGTCCCGGTGATGGGCGCGATCACGGGCGCCGCCTCGATCGCGGGCATGGTCAAGCTCGTGTCAACCTACGCCGACTGGTCGCACGAGCTTGTCGCCGCCGCCGACAACATCGGCACGACGACGCAAAAGCTCCAGCAATTCGAGAATGCGACGCGCCTCGCCGGGGGCAACGCCGCCGACATGCGCGACAGCCTGAAGGGGCTTCACGATCGCCTCGCCGACTTCAACATCGGTGGAGCGAACGCCGCCGTCACCGGACAATGGGCAAACAAGCTCGGCATCAACCTGAAGGATGCGAACGGACAAATCCGCACCGCCGACGATCTGTTGCCGGAATTGCTCCGTAAGATTGCCGCAATGCCCGATCCCGCCGACCGCGCCGCCGCCGCCACCGCGCTCCTGGGATCGTCGGGCGACAAGCTGGTCGAGACGTTCCGACAAACGCACAAGAGCTTCGACAGCTATTTCACCGACGCGGGCCGATACCAAGCCCTGACCGACGATCAGAAGGCCAGCCTTCAGCGCTTCGTCCAAGCGCAAGGGCGCCTGGGCGTCGCCTTCGACACCCTGGGGCAACAGATCAGCGCGATCGTCGCGAAGCATCTCGGGCCGTTGCTCGAAAAATTCGCCGCCTTCGTCGAACAGAACACGCCCGCGATCCTGGGTGCGATCGACGACCTGACCGCCCGCTTCGCCGCGTGGCTGAACGACCCGGAGACGGGGAAAGCCTTCATCGCCGGGATCAAATCCGTC